CTGCGGCTCGTATGTCAGCCTCATAAATCAGGTTGGCGGCTTTAGCTTCTTCAGCTTTGATTTGCGCAACAATCCCGTTGCGCACAGCTGAATAATTTTTAGGAATGCCGCCACCGCCAGCACCGCCATCGCCGCCGCCCGCACCTGCGCCGGGGCCGCGATCATAATATCCAGCCTGAGATTTATACAGGCGTCCTTGAGCCTTTTCGCTTTCAATCTCAGCCAGAGTTTTCTGCGGAGCCAGCTTCGCCTGCTCAATCGTAAACGGCGCCGTTTGCTCGGTGATATAGGCCTGCGTTCCGGCAAGTTCGGTGCCAATAATATCCTTCGCAATGGTGCGACCAGCCTGCGCCTCCGCAAGGCGGCGAGCCCTGTCGGCATCAATCTGGCGCTGCCGCTCCAGCACGGCATTTTCCTGCTGCTCCTGCAGCCGGGCCTTGCGCTCAGCAGCTGCTGCCTTCTTGGCGCTGAAGCCCGTGAGGCCCGCCTCCATACCAGTCGCGAGGGCAGACATGAAATACGGGCTCTGGCTCTGCGCCATCTTGAAGCCCGCCATCGCGAGAGCTTCCCAGCCAGCTTTCTTCTGGTCTTCCTCGATCTCCTGCAGTCCCTCTTCGATGCGCCTTTCGCGCATGCCAAGTGCCTGCTCCACCTTTTCGGGCACAGCCGCCTCACGAGCCGCGCGGGCTATTTCCTCGTCAGCTTGAGCGCGGGCAAGGCCAACACGTGCCATAGGTTGAAGTCCGGTGGGATCCATCTGGATCCTCGGTGCAGCCTGCTGGACCGGAGGTGCGGCAACCGGAGCGCCCTGAGCTACCGGAGCGGGAGATGCCGGGCTGACCACCTTTTCCTTGGGTGCCATGCCAGCGATCTCAGCCAGATTAACACCACCTTCCGGAGCCCCGGTCAGTGCCCCAAGGGTTCCGCCCTGAGCGCCGACCAACTGAGCGAGGGCGCCCGGGTTCTGGCGGATCAGGTCTTCCAGTTTGCGGCGCTGGAGGGGAGACATAATTGCCATCAGTTCTTATCCTTCAGCCACCCGAGTCCGGACTTCATGGGAGGAACCTGCTTCTTCACTTCGCCACCTTCAGCGAAAACCGATGAGAGCCAGCCGCTCTTGCCAAAAGCTCCGGTGGCGCCCAGCAAACCAGCAACGCCAGCTAGACCGCCCAGAAGCTGCGAGGTTCCAGACGGCCCCGGAGCCTGCTGGACAGTGGTGGTCCCCTGAGCGCTCGGTGTACCAGCTACGCTCGTCAGCTTCTGCAACTGCGTAAACGGATAATCCCGCTGGGCAAGGAAGTCCTGATATGACAGATCCGCAGACTTCTGACCAAGTGCCTGACGCTGCTGCCCGATCGACTCCAGTGTGGCCGCTTCCTTGAGACCAGACTGCTGAGCGGACTCTCCAAGAATGCCCATGCGCTGAGCCGCGTCAAGCATGCGGGTATAGTCGCTTCCAGCAATCTGCCCGACCTGACCGGCAGCAGTAAGCGACCGGCCAGCCTCGGTGCCATAGAGGTCCGCAGCTTCCTTGTACCCCTGCCGCATGGCATCAACCTGCTGCGACAACGCCGCAGCCTGAGCATCACGAATGGCGCGCTGGGTGAAGTCTGCACTCCGGCTACCACCGAATGTGCCCCCACCAATGAAGGTGCGGTTCACGGCAGGCAGGATCTTTTCCCGCAGGTTCTGGGCAGCAATATCGCCGATGCCGGAGACGACGCTCTGGATGTACGGGCTCATGTACTGCTGAGCGACACCCGGCTGCGTGAACGATCCAGCACCCTGAGCGAGATAAGGCTGGGCCGCGCTATATGCGCTGCCAGTCCCGCCTACTGTCGCAAGCTCACCAGCAGCGCCAAGATATGGCTTGTAAGCAGCGGCAGCAGTCGGCGCCATCGCGAATGCCTGCTCCTGCTCCGGAGCAAAGCCCGCGATACGCGGAAGATTGTATGCCTGATACGGCTCTTCGGATGCTGCCAGCGCCCGGCCGGTCAGCTGCTGCGCATACTGGGTGTACCATTCCGGCAGGATGGTCTGGGTGGTGGTCTGCTGCACTGCCATTACACCGGCCCTCCTACGGCCTTGAGCATCTTGTCGAGCCCGGGCTGGGGCTTGGCAATCTTCTTCACCTGCTTGCGACCAGCGTTCCTGCGGACCATTTCACGCATCTTATCCAGTCGCCTCACGCCTTCATCAGTCGAACCATCGCCGAGATCGGCCACATCCTGCGCGCTCCAGACGTATTCACCATCCGAAAGCCATGCCGGGATAAGATCCTCCTGACCACTACCGATGCCGCTGACCTTGCCGGGGCCCTTGTGTCCACCGCCTTGGCTGTAGGCAACGAGATGTTTTACCATGTCATCATCGACTTCGCCACCCTCAGCCATTGCTGGGGCGGACGCTGTGACACCAAGGCCAGTCGCATACTGCTGTGCAGCAGCCGCAGCGGCCTCTGGCGTCATGGTTCCAGCTGCAACCTGCGACGCGAGAGCGTTCTGATAGGCATTAAAATCTGCCGCCTTGGCATTGTACTGATTGGTAATGGCGGCATTCCGCGCGTCGACATCGGCCTGTGTATAGATCGGCACAGTCGTCGCGGAAGTATAAGTCTGCGGAGCCGCCTTCAGGGCATACGGTTCGAAGAATGTGAACTCGCTTGCCTGTGCGCCCGGCACATTCTGGCCATAGGTGAACACGTCAAACGCAGGCGCCGCACCAGTTCCGCCGCTGATCGTCTGCTTGCGATTTAGCGCAGTATAGGTCAGCGGGCTGCGTTCAGCCACGAAGCGTTCGTTGCTTTCTCCGGCACCCAGCAGGTCACCGATGCCGCGCAGAAGCTGAGGCGCGGCCAGCGCCATCCGGATGTAGTCCTTCGTGCTGAGGCCCTTGCCGTCGTCCTTAGTGAGATCTTTATCCTTTGGAGGCTCCTCCCGGACACCCTCATCGGTCTTCGTTTCTCCGGTACCGGTGTCTTTTGTAAGATCTGATGGAGCAGTAGTCGGGGTGTCCTTCTCACCCTCAACACGAATGGTTCCGTCTTCTTCCACCGGGCTAGCGGTGTCACCGCCAGTCACCGTACCAGCACCGCCGCCAATGCCAGCCGTGCTCGTATCCACGCCGGTCTGCTTCTGCCCGACCGATTTGATATCCTCAGTACCGACAGTCTCAGGCGCCGCACCACCCGTAGTGCCGCCAATGCCTGCCGCAGGCGTGCCGGTATCCTGCTGCTGGCCTTCGGCAACGATATCCTTAGTGCCGATGGTTTCGGGGGCGGTGCCACCCGTTACCGTGCCAGCAGCGCCACCGATAGCAGGAGAGGTCGTATCTACTCCGGCAGCCTTCTGAGCTTCAGCGACAATCTCTTTCTGCTGGACCTGCGCAATCGCCCTATCAATCTCAGCTTGCGTGAAGCCAGCAGAGGTCAGTGCGCCGATGCCGGCACCCGCTGTGATCAGGTTCGCCGCCTCATCGACGCGGGCCTGAACAACGATGTCTTCTTCAGTCGGCTGCTGGACCTGATCTTGCGCCGCACCAGAAACCGTGCTGGCACCACCGCCAATCCCGGAGATAACCTCGGATCCCGTAGCGCCAGTCTGTCCAGTCACGGTGATAGGCGGCTCGCCGGCAGTCGTGTCCTGCGGCAGCGTCTGATCAAACTGCTGCTCCAGCTTGGCCTGCTCCAACGCCTGCTGAGCGGTCTGCCCAGAAGCGCTGTTAGCAACTGCGTTGGCGATAACATCAGCGGTGACACCGCTGCCGATACCAGCCGCCGCCGCCGAGACAGGCAGCGATCCAAGACCCTGAACCACGATCTCTCCGCCGGCTCCAGTAATTGGGCTCGTAAGGGCACTGCTAAGAGATGAACTCATCTTAGGCAAAAGCCCGGAAGAAATTGCCTTATCAATACCCAGACTGCTGGTGACGCTACCCAATGCCTCTTTGGCGCCGGGGATTTTCTCAATCGCACCAGCCGTAACGGCGGAGAGGCCTGCCCTAATGAAAGATTCCTCTAGAGAGCGGCCTTGAGCCACGCTTGCACCAAAAGACCCAATACCTGCACCGGCCACCGGGCCGAGAGGAGTCGCAGCTAAAATCATCGGGACGGCAATGTCAGTGACATTGACACCGGCGGCACTCAGGCCAGCAGCCGCGAGAGCTCCAACCGGACCGCCAACCACAAAGCCAAGTGCAGCATCACCAACAACATCCAGAGCCTTGTTGACGAAGCTCTTCGCTGGATCGTCATCGGCCACGCGATGCCACGACGTTTCGCCGGGCAATTGCATCTCGACGCCCCAGTTGGCTTTCTTGCCCTTGGTCGCCGATAGGTTCTGAGCCAATGCGTAGACATTGCGCAGGCCTTCCTCGCCAACGCCGGTGTAGAGTATCTCGTCTTTACCCTTTTCGTCCCGGATGCGGTACGTCGCGCCCTCAACGTAAGGGACAAAACCTGACGGATTGGCAGTGCCTGCAGCACCTTTCGTACTGACTGCCTTGCCATCGACGCCAGCAGCGTTGCCCTTGTTCGTTACGAACTGGAAGCCACTCTGATCACCGACTGTCTGGAAGCTCAACCCAGTCGGATCCAGCCCCGCAGTCGGGCGCACCAGATAGTTCGGCGTGGTCGCTACATCAGCAGCAGAACCAACGCGACCAAGGCCGCTAAGCTCGATGTCGCCACCACCCTCACCAGCGAAGCGGCCGGCGCGCTCATAAGCCTCGGGAGCGAACATGGTGCTGATGCCGGCAACGGGCTCAGGGGCAGACATGTAATCCGCAGCGGGGCTATACACACTCGGTGTGTATGCCATAGCTTCGGGGGTGTACATTGATGAGGCATCGACCCCCGAGAAGTCAGGGATCTCCAGAGGGATCGAGCCGAGACCGGGGATCTCAATGTACTGGATTGCCATTTACGACCCCTGATTCAGCGCTTCGATCAGACGCACCGCCCAATCCTTCCAATCATCGAACTGGTATGGCGAAGGAATAGCACGCTCTGCCAGACCATTTAATGCTAATAACCCAGCCGCCCAACTTTTCCAATCGCTACCATGCGTAAGCTGTTCGATGACGCCATACTCCTGAAGCGTCGGATACATGTAATCCGCCCACTCCCTGAACGTCGGGATGAAGTTGGGATTGACGAAGCTCACGACTGATACCTGCCATCACCCTGCTCGATGTGAGCAATCACCTGTCCCATTTGGTAATCCCCATCAACCGTATTGCTGGTGAAGCGGAACCGCATCTCGCGCCTCTGCTCCTTCAGGAATACCTGCTGCTCGTAAACCTCGCTTGGCTGGTCCGGGAAGCTGCGAATGGGGCCATTGACCTCGGGTGCGCGGGCGTTGATCCGGCCGGTCACATAGACCTGCATGTCGCCGCTCTGCACAAAGTCAGGCTCGATCATCTCGACGCGAATGGCTGCGTTCTTGGGCTGGTCCGCAACCAGCAGCGAGATGTCGCCAGTCTCGAAATAACTCTCGATCGCATTGACCTGCGTGCCATCAATCTCATTGACGCCTGTCTCGTGGCGCCAGATCTTGTACTGATCGTAGCCGGTATCCGTGATGCGGAAGGCCCCATCCTCGGTAATACGATCGTCGCCGCCTTCAGTAATGCGCTCGTCACCAGTCGGCGGCAGTATCGGAACATTACCGGCAAGCAGTGGAGACTGGAATACCTGCGCGTAGATCCCGGCGGAACGACCGCCATTGGGGAGCTCGCAGTCGTACCACGTATTCTCGCGGTAATTGTAGATCACAGCGTGCGTGCATTCCGTTGCCTCGCCGCGCGGATAGCACCACCAGATCTCCCCGAAGCGGGGAACCTTGAACGCGAAGACCTTGTTTCCCGCCGCGTAGTTCAACCCTTCGAAGAAGTAGTTGATGTTCATGTTGTTCTCGATCTCGCGGACCACGCCGTTGTACAGCAGGAACCGATCCAGACCGACCCAGAAGTAGATGCCGTCGTGCTCGATGACGCTGTTGGCCGAGAGAATGCTCGATGAAGCCGTGATGGTGTCGAAGGCAAACACGTCGTCGCCGCCCGTGTAATAGGCGCGGATCACGCTATCCAGCGTCCAGAACAGGCCAGCAGGGTTGTTGCCGCCGCCACGCAGCGTCATACCCTTGATGATTTTCGAGGATGCGATGAACGCGTCACCCGCGTCGCCGGTCGTAAAGTTCGTCGGGTCATTGGCGTCGGACCATTTAATGTACCCGTTCTTGCAGTACATAAACAGGTACGGGTGCAGCACCACGATGCCGCCACATACGCCACCCGTGGGGATCTGCGTTAGCTGCCCGGTACCATAGAGGTCACCGATATAGGCGGGCAGGTTCGTGCCGCTGGAAATGTCATTCGCCGTCTCGGTGCCATGCGCAATCAACACGGTACCGCTGCCCGCACCATCGAACATGGCGTCGAACATCCACATCATCTGCTCGTTCTCGGTATACCCGGCCGGAGAGCGATCGATGGGCGAGCTCGGGTTCCCGTTAACGTCCAGCGTGAACCGCTGCACACCCAGAGAATGGCCGACGTGCGTATAGACGAAGTTGTTCAGCGCCTGCGTATGGAACTGGCGAACGATCCCGTTGATGTAGTTCGTGACCCTGCGATACCCACCTATCTTCCTCGGCAGGCCACGCTGGAATCGAACCCATTGTCCGTCGACGTAGGCATTGCCCTCAAACTTGGTGCCATCACGCTTGATGCCGGGGTCAGAACGGACATTGATGGGTATGAGCATGCGAGATCACCCAAGGAAAGACGGTGCTTCAGGCCATACAGCATTCAGCGGATCTTGACACGTCTCCGGGAAGTCGCGCAGGGCTTGACGGTAGGCGACTGCCTCAGCCCTCTGAGTGTCATTCAGAGGATTGTCTGGCAGCTGGGTCCAGTCCGAGAGCGACAGGAGGCCATCACGGCGCAGGCGGAGAGCCTTCCACGCCTCATCGATGACCTCTTGTGGCGTCGGCGGCTTGGAGAAATTCTCCCCGTCATAGAGGTCGCCGATATCGGCGGTGTCAGACTGCAGCCAGTTGCTGCCCAGTGGCTCATCTGCCACTGCCGCATTGGTGACCACACCATCTTCAATGATTACGTAGCGCATGGTTCACCTCACCAAGTGTAGACACGGCAGTAGCCATTGCCGCCGTTACCGCCATTGGTCGTAGTCGTGCTCGACGCAGCACCGCCGCCACCACCCCCAGCAATACCGCCCGGGCTGCCCGGAGTTGCTGCCGTGGGAAATGCAGAGAATGTCTGCGCAGTAAATGTACCAGCCAGAGTGGCGCTGGCGTAGGTTGCGTTAGTAGCACTATTTGTTGGGTTTGTTATATAATATGAGCCATTGTAGATAGCCTCACCACCGTTGCGGCAAACAGCAGACGCAGATTGAGTCCAGCTAACAGTAGGTGTTGAACTGTAATACAGGGAGTTTGATGGAGAAGATGATTGAAGCATCCACTCTCCAGTGCTTGAAATATATTTAACAAATCCACCAGAAGCAGATGCTATTGTTGGAAGGTTATTCCAAGTCTGCCCCTGATCTGTTGAATAGCGAGAATTACCGCTTGAGCTTGTTATAATGATAAGCGTTGGTGACGCGTCCATATGCTCAACTGTGCCACTGGCGGTTGAGTAGTTAGTCCAAGATGACAGGTCAGAAGACCTGTAAATGGTTCCAGATACAGCTGCGTAATAATACGTTCCATCGAACGCTGCGCTTCTTATGTTGGCAACACTTAACACACGCGACCAACTGCTCAGGTCTGTAGATGAATACAACCCGTCAGCAGCGCAGATAAAGTATCTGTTATTTAAGTAGTAAAAGTATCTTATAACACTTAGAATAGAAATTGTACTAGCAAAGCCAACCACTGAGTATTCGGTAAAATTAACAAAGTCAGTTGTAGAAATGCAGAATGCTGAACTACTGCTTGCGTTGCTATTAAGTGACATTATGACATACTTGCTGCCATCATAAATTATTTCAGATGAAGCAAACGCCTTCGGGACCAGATAAGTGGTGTAGGTAGACAGGCCATTAGAACTGACCAATAGGCTCAAATAAGAAATGGAAGACACTGTAACCGAAGCCAACGCGACGGTCTGTGCTCCATTGTTGGCAAGAGCAAGGGAGGATACAGTAGATGGAGCAGCTTGCGCGGGAGTGCCACCGCCACCGCCACAAAGAAAGTCAGCTGCTGGCGGTGAGGTGATGCCATAAATGGGAATCTGGCCACCCCCAACCGCGCCGGGCACCGTCGAAAACCCCGTTGGGACCGGGCCCCCACCTCGGCATGGATTTCGGGTTGCAGTACTTCCTCCAGCGGTAGTACTGCCGCCGCAGCCACCGCCACCACCGCCATATACAGATGACCCGCCACCCGTTGTGGGACTGGCAGTTTGCGCGCCAGCGCCTCCGCCACCGCCGAACAGAGAGGCTGATCCATTGACTTCATTAACTGTTGTGGCACCATTGACGTAACTACCCCCACCACGACCCCCAGCGGCGATCTGTGAAAGTATGACGCTTCCGGCTACCGAATCATATATAAGGAACCCGTCTCCAAAATTAATTCCTCCGCCGTTACCACCTCTTTGATAGCCGGTACCAGTAGCCCCACCCTGACCACCTGCACCTCCGGTCGCGTAAAAGAAGGTGCCAAAACTCGTATTGCCTCCGGTTCCACCATCCACACCATTGGACGATGAGCCAGTGCCTCCAGCGCCTATAATGACAGATACCGTGGGCGGAAGCTGCGACGCGGCGAACATCTTGGAGTTGTAGCCACCACCACCACCACCGCCTCCGGGCGGGTTAGCTGCACCAGCAGTGCCCCGCCCACCACCGCCACCAGCACCCCATACTTCGACCAATACAAACTGCGCACTCGCAGGTTTTGTCCAAGTGCCCGATGCCGCAAACGTCTGCACGTTTGCAGACGAGATGGCCTGCGAGATCCACGAGGTTCCGTTGCTAGTGAGTACGTTCCCAGACGCCCCCGGAGCTACCGCCTGCAGAGCACTTACTCCATTACCCAGCAAGACATTGTTTAGGGCCAGCGAAGTCGAGCCGGTACCGCCCTGAGAAACGGGCAGTGTGCCGCTCAGATCTCCAACCGGAACAGTAGCGCTAGCCGTCATCACTGACGTACCGTTACCCTTCACATATCCAGTGAGTGTAGTCGCGCCCGTACCACCATTGGCGACGGGGAGTGTACCAGACACACCACTCGCCAGCGGGACATCGCTCCAACTGGCGTTCGTGCCGTCAGTGGTGACGAACTTGCCAGCGTTGCCAAGCTGGCTGGGCAGCGCGCTGGAAAACGCCGTCGCCGAAACGAATGCGGTTGTCGCGATCTGCGTAGTGTTGGTACCAGCAGTGGCAGTCGGCGCAGTGGGCGTCCCAGTGAATGCAGGGCTAGCAGTGAGAGCTAGCTGCGTGCCGGCGCCACTCGTAGTGTAAGGAGTACCCCACGCGCTTCCGGTCCAATAGGTAATTCCCGCTCCCGGGAAGTTATCCGGAGCCGCACCGAGCGCGGCGCGCGCCACGGCCGAGTTCACAGCGGTGAAGACGCCGATACCGAGCGACGTGCCGCCCAGATTAATCAGCGCAGTACCGGAAGTCGTAGCGCCAGTGCCGCCCTGTGAGACAGCAATCGGCGAGCTCAAATTATTGGTGTCAGCCTCGACGACATTGGTGCCGTCGCAATACATGATCGCGGCGCCACTCTGCACGACCACCACGCCAGTTCCGGCAGCGGTCTTCACGGTCAGCGTGTAGGCGCCAGTGGTGTTATTGCGCACCCAGTACTGCTGCACCGTGTTCGGAACCACGATCTCCATGTTCGCGGTCAGGGTGCCGCTGAACTGGTAGGCGATGCGATTCAGGTCGGTGCCTGCCAGCGTATAGGGCGAAGGCTGGCCGGTAAGGCTGATCGAGACAAAGTCGAATGCGAAAGTCGCGTTCTGCCCGAAGCCGATGGTGTAGAAGTTCAGGCCATCAGTGATGACACGAGCGCTATCACCGGGATTGAAGATCAGGTTCGCCTGACCATTGATCAGTTCTCCACCCGTAGGCGCGATCGTCAGACCACCCGTCCCGGAGTTGCGGACCTCGAAAAACCAGTCATTACCGGCGACAGCGGCAGACGGCATCGTGAAGGTGCCGGCCCCACCGTTCCACACCAGCACGCGCGCACGATCGACTGAGGTCAGCGTGTAGTCAGCCGACAGCAGGGTGGTCGGCGTGGACTGGTTCAGGGTGGTCGTGATGGCCTTGATGCCAGCACCGGCCAGAGCGCTGGCTGAGACAGACGAAGTGCCAGCGCCGTACTGAATCGGGCGCCACGAGCCGTCGACCGTCGCATTGTTGGTCAGATAGATCTGCCACGCCTCACCCGGCGCGATGGTCTGGATTGTATTCCCGGAGTTGTCAGTGACCGTGAAGCTGCTGGCGCCGACATTGAAGAACAGCGCGGTCTCGCCCACACTCGCCTGATCAGCGGCGGGCATGGCCACTTCGAAGCCCGCCCCGGACGGCGTGACATCCATGATGGACGAAACGACATTGGTGTTGGTAGCGAGCTCGGTCGGCCACGCCAGTTCGACGTTCGCAGACAGCGTAAAGGCGCGATAGCTTACCTCTGCCGGGTAAACGACATTTCCGCCAAAGACGTTCTGATATGATGTCATAGCGCCACCTGCACCTTTTCTGCCTTATTCAATGCCCTTGTGAGCATCATACTCTCAGTTCTTTTGCGTATCCATTCAGGGCTTTGCTTTTTCCCTTTGCGCATATCACTGAGCTTTTTGCGTGTTTCATCAGAAGCCTTGATGCCTATTCGTCTATCTGCAGCGATTCTTTGTTTTTCCGTAAATCTTCCGCGCTTCTTCGCACTAGCGGCGGCGCGTTGAGCATCAGTAAGCGGAACCCCATCGCCCCCTTTAGTCATATTATAGCCAAAGGGAATAAGGCTGTTTAATTCTTTAATTAAGTTAATCTCATGAGCGCAAGCATCTGCATGACTTTCGCACTCAATTAGCAGTTCCACGCTAAAGGCCTCAGGCCCATAAAGGCGGATTGAGTCGTACAATGCAGTTTTGCGCTTCCATCGTGCATTTGAAATGTGGCTTTCAAATCGCGCAAGATATCCCTTTGAGGTGTACCCAATATAAACTTTCCCGTTTGAGGAGCAGGTTATTTTGTACACCTGATACATCAATCTTCCCTGCGAATGATGCCACGGTCAACAATCTGGCGCATATCCTCGCCGTTCAGCGAAGCGATAGCGCGGTTATAGAAGCCTTCCCAGATCTGGATAGCCTCTGCATTTTTCAGGAACGGAGCCGCCTCCAGCAGCGACGCGTACAGCAGCGCATTCGGAGAGTATTCGGTCCACCAGTTGGTCTGCGTCGTATCGTCCAGATAGGGCGGCTGCTCGTAGAACAGCACCTCGAACGACAGTGCAGCGCTGGGTGTGGGGGTGATCAGCCAGTTGCTGTAATCATAGTCCGCATAGAAGCGGGGGATCCCGGTCTGGGTGTCATCCGGCCAGTAGGTGCGGCAGTATTCATACGAGCGCGGGAAAACCTCACGGCGCACATTGCCACCTGCGGTAGTCGAGCAGTTCATGCTGACCGTTTCACGCCAGCGATTGGGCTTGGCATAGACAGCGGTGCCGGCCGTGAAGACGCCGGTCATTGCCGTGACTGTACCTTGGATCTTCAGTTCACGAGCGAGCCGCCGTTCCGCCAGATTAATCAGATTGGGCAGCTGCTCGTAAACCGTAGGGTCAGTAGCAAGCGTAGCACCGCGCTCAAGATAGGCGCGCATGTCATTAAGCAGGCTGTTATAAGTCATCGCAGCAGGCATGACGCACCTATATCATGAAACGTGGAAGTTTAGATAGCCTTTCGCAGGAAGGCAACAGCCGCTGCAGTGAAGGCGGCATTGAGTGCGGTCAGCAGATCAACATCGCCGACGAGGTAGCTGGCGGCAGCGGTTACAACGCCGAGGCCAGCCATGACATAAGTGCGATATCCCTTGAGCATATCATTTTCCTTTCGGGTATTGCTTCCAAGGAAGCTCCCAATGCGGCCCATCTTTAAAAGACCGCCAGTCAGCGCCCCAAGTGATTGGGACATTTTCGGCTGCAGCCGCAGCCTTCACGATCTTGGCTAGCCTGTGATAAAGCGGCCAGTCCCAAGATACCTTGCCGTCCAGCATCGGAGCCAGATCGACTGCGTGGCCCGTCAGGTGGCGCGAGTTCATCGTCTTGGTTGCGCCCTGCTTGAAAAGCTGATGCTGCCTATCCAGTGTGCGCAGCCCCTCCAGTACCGTGAAGTCAAGGTCAGAAGTGGCCGCAGCGCGCTTCACGACACGAACCATGTCGGGGTGCACGCCTACCAGACGAGACAGTGAGCGCTCTCCGAGTACGATTGCCATCAGGCTTTATCCTCTTTCCGGTCCAGCTTCTTAAAGATCGTGCCCAGCGTATGGTCGATCTTATCGAAGCCGGAGCGCATCTCTTCCTTCATCTCGCGCATGGCGTCACGCCAGTCGTCCTTCGAGACGTAGGTCATGGGCATGGCGCGCACATCGGCATCGAGGCGCTCGATGGCCTTACTGAGGTTATTTAGCACCCACCCCCCGAAAAAGCCGCAAGCACCGAAGGCGATGTTAAAAAGAATCTGGTAGTCCACCACAGACCTCACTTCAGGTTACGCAGCTTGTAGATCGTGGAGAGATACTCTCCAGTGAGGGTATCTATCAGGTTAGCAATGGCGCGATTGCCGCGACAGATCTCTTCATGGTGAGCCTCGATCCAAGCCGCGTCATCTTGCAGCAAACCCAGAATATCCTTTGCCTTCGAGTCAGCCTGAGGAATGCTACCGACCAGATCGTAAGCACCCTGATAGGCCTCAACAAGAGGATCGAGGGCATCGATGACGCCATCATAAAAATCCCCCAGCGCCTGATGGCGGGCATAGCTTCCATCACCCTTGGCGCGCCAGTGCGACCAGTGCGCCACATTTCGGGTATGAAATATCCGGGCAATCAGTTGCTCAATCATCAAGCGATCCTTTCGGAGCAAACGATAGCCGATGGGATAGCCGGGGCGATAGCCCCAGCGGCAGTGTAATCCAATGTAACGGCTATGTTTTCCGGAAGCCAGAAGATCTCAAGGTACTGGCCTGCGGTAACCTGCTCGTAGTAGATGATCTGAAAATAAATTGCGCCGCCATCAGCAGCCTTGGGAACCGTCACCTTGGTTGCCGAGTTGGCGATGTTGGAACCATTCTTTGCAAACCAGATAGTGGCGTCATGATCACTTGTATCGCTGTTGACCAGCTGCAGACTCGGCGCAATCATATAGGTGCCGGCGGCTGCGAAGGTGATACGCGTCGGATTGCCGCTGCCATCGTTGGCAATACTGATGCCGCTGCTGAATGCCGTCGTAGCAAGACGAACGGCAGTGCCAGCGGAAACGCTACCCGTCTGATCGGCCGTGCTATAGGCAGAAATATACGCCCGTCCGGTAATGCTGCCATAAGCGATGCTGGTCGCCGAGTTGGCAATGTTGGCGGCGCTGACCTTGCGGCTATTACCGCCCTGAACCGTCTCAAACAGTTCTGTGCCAGCAAGCGGAGTGCTGGCGGCAGTGAGGTCTGTGATCTTTACGTTCGCCATTATGCTAGCCCATACAGCTGGTTCAGATACAGCGAGTATGCATTAGCCGCTGTAGTCTGAGCGTTGGTGGTTGCGTCGTTTGAATCGGGGCGGGGGTTCTTCAGCGGAATCGGATCCGGCTTGAGCAGCAGGCGCCGATAGTATGGCTGAGGAACGTCGTCACAGGAGGCGCAGACCATAAGGCTCAGGCCCACAGGCGTGGTCCCGCCGCGATAGTCCTTCTTCTCCCTGAGGTGGTTGTGCTGAACAAGAAAGCCGCAGCCATCGCAGATCGCAATGCCCTGAGGGTTGTCAGCATCGAACTTCGGCTTGGTGCGCCGCTTGCGGCCCTGACCGTGCGCGTACTGCATCACATACCTCCCATCGGATCAATGGTGATACGCAGCGGCACGCGCTCACGATCCTCAGCCTTGGCGCGGGCATAGGCTGCCTCGTACTGCGGAACCAGCATGCCCAGACGATCGGGAGCAAACTTGGTGGCCAGCTTCATGGCGAGACCAGCGGCGATCGCTTCCATCCAGCGGTTGTTAGCATCCAGCGTATTGACCAGAGCGCCTGCGTCCTGTTGGATCTTCATGCGGTAGTAGTAGAGGGTGACGTTGTTGTTATCCGGCACCTGCCAGAGGTACAGCGTCGGCACGGCTGTGCGCTGGAAATAATACTGGAATGGGCGCTGGCTCTGCTGCGACTTGTTCGGGATCGCGGCGTACTCAGCCCGGCTGATCCCTTGGATCATGATGTCGTTGTTGACGCCACCAGTCGTGATCCGGGTGTAGGCCTGCAGGATGTAGACCGTTTCCTCAGCCAGCGTGTAAGACGCCTGCCCGGCAACCAGAGGTAGCGAAACGAGATCCACCTCCCACAGATTAGGGCCATCGTTGGCCCAGTCCGAGAAGAGATAGTTCAACGATCTGGTGGCGCTGTTGACCTCTTGAGATGACAGAGACGCGGGGTTCCTGCCGCAGCGCTCGAACGCTTCGGTGATGATGTCTACCTGTTCGGTATCAACGAAATCATATGTACCGCTGGTCGTCATCGCTGGCGCCTATCAAGTTGGTGGACGAGGAATACATCAAACCTGCGGAAACAGCAATCACGGGAAGAACATGGAGAACATGTTGCCTTGGCGCATGGAGCCCACGACTGCGCCAAAGAACTGATTTACGTTCTGTAGCGCAAGCCCGATATATCCGGGATCCACATACCCCGGATCGACGTAGTCCTCGAACTGGAGGTTATATGTCGCCGCAGCTGTGGTGGTGTAGAAGGTATTGGCGTTAGCGTACAGGCTCGGTAGAAGAATTTGACCGCCACCGGCTTGGGTTACCGTCGCACTGTAGAAGGTATTAACGTTGTCGTAGCGGGCAGGAGTTAACGTGATCGTGCCACGTGTGATTGTCGCGCTGTAGAACGTGTTGCTGTTGTCATATCGCGCGGGAGCCAGTGCAACCGCGCCGGGAGTTACCGTGGCCGAGTAGAAGACGTTGGGATTATCGTAGCGCGCCGGCAGCAGCGTTGCGCCCTGCGTGACCGCAGGTGAATAGAAGACGTTCGTATTGGTGTAGAGGGCCGGCGTCAGCGTCTTGGTCGCCGTGACCGCCGCGCCGTAGAACGTGTTGGCGTTGTCGTACCGCGCGGGGGTCAGCGTGATCGCGCCGCGAAGCACCGTCGCCGAGTAGAAGGTGTTGGCGTTGTCGTACCGCGCCGGGACCAGTGTCTGAGTGCCACCCGTCTGGGTGATCGTCGCACTGTAAAAGGTGTTGGTGTTGGTGTACCGCGCAGGCGTGAGGTTGCGTGCGCCGGGAACAACCGTCGCACTGTAGAAGGTATTGGTGTTGGTATAGAGCGCAGGCGACAGGTTTCGGGTTGCGCTGACAGTGGCCGAGTAGAAGGTATTGGTGTTGTTGAACCGAGCGTTCTGCGTCAGGCTCTGCGACGGCGGGGGCGTCTCGCGCACACGCAAGAGGACGACAGGCCCTCGGACGTTGGTGACGGTACCATCCGCTGTAACAGTGACGCTGGGAGCAGTGCTGCTCGACCCTGCGATACAGAAGGCGTAGGCCGAATAACCGCCGATGTCGTTGCCGAGAGTGCTATCGGGCTCGTTGAGTTCGACTGCCGTGCCGAACGTCGCACCCGTGGCCGTGACACTCTGCGCGGTAAACTGAGACGGCGTGGTGACGTCGGTCGGTATACACATCGCCCAGAGGGCAAGATCATTGGCCGTAAAGGCCGTGGCAGACGCGCCATTAGCCAACGCTATCGTAAAGGGCGTACCCGCAGTGGGGGCAGTTGTGCGTTGCCCCTCGGCCGAACCATAGCTTACCGTGCCGTTACCGACTGGCACGAGGATCATGAAGGCCCAAGAGACGTTGTTGGTGCCTATCGTGACAGCCAAGTTGCCGGTCTCGGAACCGGTTACCGTGTCTTTGGTGTAGATGAATAGATTAGTATTGCCAGTATCCGCGCCGAGCGTGGTGCCATAACCACCAGCGCCCGTCAGACTATCTCGGAGGGTCCAGCCAGATGGCGTCGTTACCGTACCACCGTTGGCGGTGGACGGCTTCTGGCCGATAATTAGGACGAGGACGTCGTCAGCCTGAATACCCGCTGGGTAGGCGGGAGATACGCTAGTGCCGCCCGCTGATGAACCGGCTATTGCACCTGTAGTGGGAGTGCCAAGCGCCATTGGCTACCTCCTACGTGTAGGGTGGCAGGAATGACTGCGTGCCGAACTTGTTCACTTGGTAGTAGAAGTCCACGCCGACCAAGAAGGCGTCATCAGGGAACGTATCCGCTACGTTCGCACCATCGCGGAAGATGCGCAGGAGAAAGCGCATGTTCGGCTCGACTTGGCTACCCGGAAACGGCGTGCTGACCACCTGATGGTGCATGTACGGGTCAGACGTGGGGTGCGGAGAAGTGTAGTACTCCGTGATCGGGGTGAAAAAGTTCCCGTTGACGAAGGCACCCGTGTACTCAACCGCCCACACCACATTGCCCGTGGCTGTGCTGGACCCCGGCGACCAGTGAAACGCGAGGTACAGGTCTGTACCGGGAGCCCAGTTGAACGGTACGTCCCAGTTTGCAAAGCTCTCTGACATCGAGTTCGGCGCGTAGGCGTAAGCAGAGATGCCGTTGTAGAACGGCAGGAGCTCAGCCGGGTTGCCCGCACCCTCACGCACGGAAGGCTCGATGCCGTCCATTGCCCACGCAAGGTCAGTCCTCGCCGCGAGGTCGGCAAAGTTGCCGTCCATCTCACCATAGGTGAGCGGACGTCCTAGCGTGGAGCGATAGACGATGGGCATCTATCTGTCCTTAAAGGGCAAAAATGCCGGAAGCGTTCCAAGTGATTGAAATATCACCACCATTCGGCGTCACCGGCAGGCCAGTCACCGAGGTGTCAATGTAAGCAACCAGCGGCGAAGTCGCAGCTGAACCAGTGTCAATATAGATGATCAGCGCCTCAACCGAGCTACCTGTAACAGCCGTGAAGGTCACGTCAGCGCCGTCGAACACACCGTTGGTGAATGTCTTGGAGCCGATGGTCTGCGGGGTGCCAACAGCAGCCGCTGAAGCTGAGGTGTAGAACTGATGCGCGGCACTATAGGTATAGGTGCCTGTATCAATCAAGGCGACCTTGACGGTGCCTGCCGACAGGTTGTTGTTTGCGGTGAACTGGAGCAGCTGCTCCTTCCAAAGCGGGTAGAGTGCGTTAGCCAATTAAGCCTCCTGTGACAGGGCGATAATGTCCCAGCGGTTAACCTGAGAGTTGAATATGCATCCGAAGTAAACGACTTTGTTTACCACAGTTGAGTACAGAAAGTCACCTCCGCTGGGCGTCAGCGTCGTACCTATTGGCCGGAAGCCCTTGGCAACACCTCCATCGAACGTGATGACGCGAGATGTGCCGTTGTCGCAGATGCGGAAAATAATCTTCTGCCCGTCGTCAGGAGTTCCTGCGTCAGCATTGATAGTCAGATCATTGGCCAGCAAATCGATTGCAATGATGTCGCTGTTATCGCCATTCCACGAGAACGGAGATGCAACTGTGTTCTGATCGCTGATACGCGGCAGAACCTGCGTTCCCTGAATCGAGCCACCAGTGATCAAAACAGAGTTTGCGTTCTCTGTCGCCATTGTCCCCAAGCCGGATATGGATCCAGCCGGAGACCATCCTTCAGCAGTAAGAACATACCCCGCCTCAATTAGAAGCGGGGCAGGCACTTCACCCTGAATGCCATTCAACCCGCCGCCCGGAGGGGTGAAGACACCAAAGTCTATGATCCCGGAGTGCGGCGCAATGGACACGGATTACAGGCTTTCGATAAAGGCCTTGTGCTTGGCAATGATGTCAGCCTTCAGCGCAACAGCCTCCTCCAGAGCAGCCGCAGCAGCAGCGCTCTCAGCCTTGGCTGCGTCAGCCATCTTCTTGTGATTGGTCGCGGTACGCTTCGCCTCAGCGGCGGCTGACTTGGCCTCACGCTCAGCCGCCAGAACATTATCGCGATCAACAGCAATAGCGGCCAGCTGCGCGTCCATCTGCTCCTTAGCGAGCTTGGCATCAGCCTTAGCCTTGTCCCGAATAGACTTAGCTTCAGCCTTGGCGTCCTTGACGATGCCGTCAGCTTCAGCCTTAGCTGCCAGAAGCTGCTCTTCTGCAGCGGTGATGGCTTCGCGGGCACGCTCACGCAGCTCAAGAATGTCAGAGGCCGGAGCCACCAGCTCGACATACTTCTTATTCTCCGCAGTCACTTCCTCAAGGCGCTTCACCTTTTCGGCATACGACTCGGGGTTTGCGACAACGGCAAGGAGATCCAGCAGCTGGTTGCTGCCACCCACCGATCCATCAATGCTGGTTGCGATCATGACCTACGTTCCTCAGATGCCGGCCTGAATGACCGTGAAACGAACCGAACCACTGCCCGAGTTCAGAGCGATACGGACTGCCGTTGCCGGATAGGCGAGGTTTGAGTCCAGAGATCCCGTCTTAGAGGTCAGGCTCGGATGGTCCACCCAATTGCCGGTCGCTGCCGTCCAATCGGAAGCCTGCACGTTATCGAACGTGTACTGCACCGTGTAGTTGACAGTGCCAGTGACGGTCACGCTCAGCGACGTGTTGAACGGCGAGATGAACACATCGAGCGGAATCGGATTGCCATACTTCGCAGCGACGCTGGCATCCGAAACAGTCTGAACAATCGGCCTCATTTCTTAGTCCCTTCAGATTTCCGCTTAGCTGCTGCCCGCATGTTGTCCACAAGATTCGGATAAGGGCGCCCCGCCTTTTTGGCGGCAGACTTGGCAGATGCCTTCTGGCCGCCAGAGAGGGGCTTAGGCTTGCCCAGCCCTTCAGGGCGTGGCTTGTTCCAGACCTTCATGTCAGCAGTCCCATGCTCGCCGTGCCTTACGCAGCCGGCTGTTCGGATCTTTCGCCGCCTTGGGGAACATCTTCATCTGGCCTGCGGAACGAGCGCAAAAGCTCTTCTTCCGGGCCCCGCCCTCAGGTTGAGGCGGCTTCAAATTTCCACCAGTCGCGCGATTGTATGCTGCGCGGCCCTTCTCGTTGAGGCCGCCAGAGGGGCTCTTGTGCTCAGCCTTGAACTGGAAGTCCTTCTTGCCGCGCATCTAAACCTCCAAGTGAGTGGGGCGACTTTCCGACCGGGAACCCCCAATCCTGCCAGTCGCCCCAATCATTTACGCCTGCGTCACGCCGTAAAGGCCAGTGACCGTGTCGGCATCTTCAATGTACATCCAGAGGGTAAGCCTCTTGGTACCGTCTGCCGCGTCAGGAACCAGATAGGTGCCGCGAACGTCATTCGTGGTAGCAGTGGCGGGGCTGGTAACGTCAGCAGCCGCAAAAGTACCCGTCGTAACGAAAGCACCGTTCCAAGCAGTAAGGCAGTAGTTACGGCTGTCCACCCGGAAGGGGAGGCCGAACACATCGGTGGTCCCAACATTGGCATTCCCCGCCAGAGCAGCCGAAATGGCGACACGAGTGACAGTCTTGAAAGCCTTCTGGCCAGCCACCGCAGTGGTGCCGTTGAAGGCGATCGTTTCAGTCATCGCGTTGCCATAGACATCGGTGCCATAGACGGTAGCGGTCTGCGTCGTATCGCCAGCGTTGCTGCTGTCGATCTCCACAGTGCGCGGAACATCAAGCGTCACAGTGCCACCGCTAGCGAGGGCGCCATTCAGCGTGAGATTGCCGTCACCGGCCACTGCTTGAGCAGCAGCAATACCATCGGCATCCAGAGCCACCGGAACGATATCGTAAAGATAGACCGGCGAAACAGGAGCGCCCGGGATCTGGGCAGTACCATTAAGGCTGAAGCTACGACCTACCCGGACGCCATCAGAGAAGTGAGTCATGGTTTCTCTCCATAGCTGGGGGTGACCGAAGCCACCCCCGGTGTCCGATTACGAAGCGCCCTGCGAACCCCAGCCAGCGCGGAAGTTCGAGCAGCCGAACGAGTAACGCTCAATGGCCTTGGCCTTGAGGTTGTCGGTGTCGAAGTCCGTGTAGACATCGGTTTCGAGAGCTTCACGTTCGTAGTACTTGAAGCCGTTCGGAGCGTCCGTCATCAGGAACCACGAGTTCGTGTCGGTCAGGAACATGTTCACGCGATAGCCCTGCGGCACGGCCGAGTTGCTGTAGATCGCGTTGATGTCATTGTTCGCGGTGTCGACGCGGAACTGCGATTCCAGCAGGCGGGTAGCCGTCCACTGAAGCTCAGCCGGAACAATCAGCTTGGTCGGCTTCGTCATGATGCGAAGGCCGGCCACGTCGCGGAAGCGCTGAACGCCGACGATGGCGTCCTGCAGCGACGTTTCGTTCAGGTCGGCCTGCACCGTGAAGGTGTTGGCGACCGTGCCGTTGTCGATCGGGTGAGCGGTCGAGAACAGGGGCTGGCCGTCGCCGATCGGGAAGTTCGACGAGAAGCCGTTGTTCAGGACCGAGGCGCCGAGGACTTCCTTGGTCTGTTCCATCGACTGACGAAGAGCCTTCGCCTGCAGCGGGAACGACGACTGGTACAGGTTGTCCTTGATCGCCTGACGGGTGATGATGAAACCAACCGACGTGTAACGGTTCACGTAGTTGGTCACATAACGCTGACCCATGTCCTGATAAGCGGTCGAAGCGCCTTCCGCCTTGATCTGAGCCAGACCAAGCAGCTTGACTTCAACTTCGATTTCCACCGCCTTATCGGAGGTGTGCTTTTCGAAGATTTCCGACCACTGACCCGGATACATCGGGTAGTCACCGAACACCGCAGCAAGCCCCGGGCGGAGCAGGTCGCGGATCTGAGTGGTATTAATTGCCATGATGAAAACTCCCTGCTCAGGCCATTAGATGCCGGTCACGCCACCCTTGTAGAGGTGGTTGTTGATGACGACGAGCCAGTTCGCGAAGGCGCCGACAGCGTTGCCCGGGGTCGGGTCCAGCTGCAGGATCTTCAGGTTCAGCGTGCTCGTATCGGCTTCCGAAGCGTTGTTCAGCGACACGGCAGACTGGCCAGTGGCAGCCGTACCGGCGGTGTACAGGAAGTTCGCGTTCAGGCCCCGATCGGCCAGAGCAAGCGGGGTGCCCGCAGTGCCGGTGCCGCTGGTTTCCTGAATGGTGAACACGACGTTCGGGTCATCGATGACAAGGGCTTCGACAGTCGAGCCAGTCAGGACGCCGGGGTTGCCGGGCCAGTAAGCCTGAAACTTAGGGACACCAGTCGAGTCGATGTACTTCACGCCAGCAAAAACGCCGACAATAGCCGAGCCGGCGACGCCAACACCAAGGGTGCCGTCAGTCAGGATCGTCACCGGGTCGCCGGTATAGAGAGCAGTCGCGTAAGTCGAGGCGATCTGGTAGCTGTTGAGCGCGCCAGTCCAAGCCGAGCCGTCCAACATACGGACAGGCTGAAGACCCTTGGGCGCGTTAGTGCCATAGCTCATGGTACACTCCATGCGTTGATTGGGTTTGGTTCAGGTGCCGATACGTAACGGCGTCGATTGGCTTAACCCCGCCAAGGAGCCCGATACGTGACGGGCGTCGAGCAGTGGATACGTGACCACCATCGAAGGTTGATTAATAAATACCCTGCGGAAGGAATACTGTCAATCAAATGAAAAAGACCCCTGCCGGCCGAGGGGAGCGGATGACCGGCAGGGGCAGTTAACCACAGCTTGTGAAGGCTGTGGCCGGAGCTTTAGTCTTTGAAGCTGGTTACGCGTTCGAAACCAACGTGGCTGTCATCGATGCGCGGCAGGTTTGGATCTTCCTGACCAGTCCACGCAATATCCTGCAGCATTTCGATGTTCTCCAGATCGCGATCACGACGCGCCCGCTTCACATCTTCTTCAGGCTTTTCGCACAGGATCAAGCCACCGCGACGGATCACGCTGACTTCCATGCCCTCATAGCCGGGAAGCGGGGGAGGAACCATTTCCGGGTGGCGCGAGGCGGGAACCGGCTGCCAACCACGGATCATGCGGTCGGTCATGTTATCCGGATCCGGCTCATTCAGCGTCGACTCACGCACCCATGAATAGGTCATCCCATCAGGGATCTTCTGCTTCGGGACATAGAGCTTCGACTGGTAATGCGTTTCCGGCGCCTTGCGCAGTTCAGACTCACGGCTGGTGGCGGCGCGAGTGCCCGCCTGACGAGAAATACGTGCCATTATTATTACCTCCGGTTCATTTTCTGGATTGCATAAATGCGTTCCGCTTCCTGCGGCGTCACGCGACCACCGTTCTTGCCCTTAATGGCCCCTGATGCGGCTAGGCTGTGGGCCATCTTCCGCTCTTCAGCTGAGAGCTTTACGGTCTTGGAGGGCCGCGCCGGCTGCCCGGGATTTCCGGTACGGGAAACGGGGGCTACAGGGCTATTGCGGCTCATCTGCGGGGTTGCTTTCTTCGGTGTTGCCTGCTCGGCAAATGCATCAGGGAACTCGTTACGCATGTGGCGATCGATCTCGGCAAAGTACTCTACTCCACCAATCTCGTCACCACGTCCTTCGGAACGATAACGACGCTCAATTCGGCGAGCATAAATCGTCGCCTCCTCGTGCATCTCCTGATCGAACGTCGCAGACTGCGGCTGGAACCAGTCGTTCTTCTGGATCCACTGCTGCGTGCGCGGCTCAAGCGTAACCTTCTGCTGCTGTTGCTGCTGCTGCGCCGGCTGAGGCTGCGCCTGCTGTTGCTGCTGAGCCTGTGCCTGAGAAGCCTTCCAGCTTTCCACTTCGCTCAGGCTGCTCTGGAGTTGGAACAACTGCTGCTGCAGTTCGATTTCCTTCTCCGTGTCACCAAGCGTCTTGGCAGACTGAAGCTCCGACCGGGTGATCGATGCCTGCGTCTTCAGGTTGTTCTCGTAGTGCGTCATCATCGCCATGTCAGACTGGCGACGCAGTTCCGCTTCCTGACGAAGCTGGGCCTCGTATTCCTGCGCACGGCGCTCAGCTTCCTGCGCGCGACGAGCAAGCTCAGAGATCCGCTTGTCAGGCGAGCGGCGACGCGGCTGCTCCTCCGGCTCAGGCTCTTCCTCAGCTTCCTCAGCTTCGGCTTCAGCCTCAGGCTCGGCCTCAGGCTCTTCCTCGTGCTCGATGTCGATGTCGCTAAGATCGTCCTCTGTGAGCTCGATCTCTACCTCTTCCTCTGGCCCCTCCTCGTAAACCGGGAGGTCAAGAGCGCCTTCGTTTTCACCATCATTCATATCCAACTCCATCAAACGAGGTCACGGGCGTACTTCGCAGAGTCGACATCGGTCGGATCCGCGATCACAGCCAGAATGCGGTCATCGGGCAGCAGGGCCATCGCGACGCCACGGAATGACAGCGCAGTGGCTTCGTAGCGCGGGATCATGACCCAATCGCCAACCTTGCACCACGGGCCGCTATCCTTGAACTTCTCGCCCTGATAGGCTTCCGGCCCCATCGCGCAGACCAGAGCGGCGCACGACTGGAACTTGTCTTCCGCGCGGACCACGTCCGGGAGGTAGATCGTGGCCTCAGTGCCGTCGTCACGCTTGATGGTCTTGAGTTCCTCAGGGCGGACATAGATCTTCAGCGCCACGAGGTAGCCGGCAGGACGCATGTCGAACGGCTTTCCCGTCATCTGACGGAACTGCATATCAACGATATCCTTGGCCATCTGCTCTTCGTGCGGCTCAATCAAACTCAGGGTCATCAGTACATCTCCTTCTTCATAGGCTCCGGCTTTTTATCGTCGTCAGGCTGGAACATGCGCCTGTAGACCTCGTTTAATATGTCGATGGCGTTGGTGTACGCACGCGCCATGGCGTTGCCCTCCAGCGCCTGCAGGGCAATCTCCTCGGAAGTCGCAGCCGGGACGTAGTTGTCCCCGAACATTGCGGGCCGGAAACGTGCATTGAGGGTATATTCGACGGCGCGGTCGCGCGCCTCGCTAATCAGTGCGACGGCCTCTTGCCGTACTTTCTCTGCTGACATTTTTCTGCTCCGGTAGTTTTCTGTACGTGCCCTTGCTCGCAGCGGTGTATTCTTTTGCCACCTTCTGCGGGACATTAACCTTCTTGGCAAACGCCGGGTTGTGCGCTGCAGCAGCCATAAGCCTGAATTGCTTCTTCGACCGTGCAGGCATAACCCGGCGCCCCCCGTTTACATGAACCCGCCAATACCCTTCTTGGGCTTAACGGCCTGCTTGATGTCACCCTTCTCGGTCATCATACCCTTGCGAACCTTGGCAGCGCCACCCTTGGCGCGCGGAATCGGTTCCTTCGGGGTACGATTTCCACGGCCAATTGCGCGGCCAGCCGCACGCAGCTGCTCAGCGCTCATGCCGCCTGTGTCACGGTTTGACTGCTCAAGCTCTTCGAACGTGATACGACGGCCACCCGGACCAGTCGGACGGGTGCTGACACCCTCGCGCGGCATCGTGTCCTTCTTCGCCACGCCACCGTGGGCGCGCTTGATAGGAGCCTGATCCTTGCGGGTCTTGCCGGCGCCACCGACAGCGCGATTGACTGGAGTCTTAGCAGCAAGCTGCACACCGCTGGTGCCCGGAAGACCGCTGGTCTTAGCCGAAGCATCCTTGAGCGGAGTAGCCGTACCACCGACAGCCTTCTTCACAGGCTTCATGCCGCAGGCGCCACCCTTCTTCATGCCGCCCATTTCAGTGGCCAGCTTGCGCGCCGTGTCAGCCGAGGTCTGAACCTTGCCGCCCTTGTTGTAGTCAAAGGTCTCGCCGCCATCCTTGTAGTTGCCGGCCTTGATGCGGGCAGCAATACGGCCCGGCATGACGCCGCCGTCAGCCTTCTTCACCACACCGCCAACCTTGTAGGTCGGAATCGGGCGCTGGTTCGCTACCTTCTGCGACGCAGTCGCAGCATCCTTAGCAAGCGGGCGAGGCTTGGCCGCGTCCATGAAAGCCTTGCCGAACGTAGTGCGAGCCTTGGCCCGCATCGGATCTTCTGCCATTTACATACCTCCGAGATTGCGCTGAGCCTCAGCCGCGATTTTAACACCTTCCACCTGTGCCTTCAAAGCGCGGTCTTCCGCGTCACTCCGGTATTCCATCTGCGCCTTCGCCAGTTCCGTCTGAGCCTTGAGCTCATCCGACGCCTGACGCTGCTGGATCTTGGCCATCTCGACCTGCACCAGCGGATCCATCTGCGGCTCCGGCTGCTGCTTGTACATCGGCGCCAGCTGCTGCATCGCCTGCGCAACCATCATAGCCAGCTGGTTCTCCATCTCAGGCGGCATCGGCGCACCCGGAGGCGGAAGCGGCTGACCAATCATCTGCTGCACCTGCATCCGCATCTTGAACGCCAGATGCTCGTTGATGTGCGCCTGCAGTTCCGGGCTTTCAGCCGCAATCGGAGCATGCGCCGCGATGTGCGCGTCGTGGTCCTGATACTCGCCAGCCTTGACCGGCTGCTTCATAATCGCCCGCATGTTCTCGCTGAGCGGATCCATCGGCTTCACCTGCTGCTCGCGGTTCGGCAGGATCGCGTCGATCTTCATGGGGTCAATGCCCATTTCGACGTACATCTGGCGATAGGCCTCGCGCAGATCGTGCTGATCCGGCTGCTGTGTCGCGAAACGCAACAACGCCTCCGCCCGCATCATGCGCTGCGCCGACGAACTGATGTTCGGGTCGCTGACCGGGATCACGTCCACGTTGTTGCTGAAGTCAGACCGCATGATGGCCTTCATTCCGCCACGAACCGGGAACGGATACGGTGCGTCAGGCAGGTGCTCGCCAAACAGATTGGCAATCAGCTTCAGTTCCTGCCCGAGAGACTTGTGCGCCCGCTTGAGGGTAGCAGACTGGACGCGGGTCGCAGCTTCCATCAACGCCACAGTGGTACCCACCGGAGCATCCTGACGACCATCGCCCACCGCAATCTCAGCCGTATTGGCCAGATTACGAGCACCTTCGTATGTCTCCTTCAGAAGCGACAGAGACACCGCCGAAGGCTCCTTGTAGGGCATCGGCATGATCGCATTCTGGATCGGGAGACCACCCGTATCAATTTCCCGGAACTCGGTCGGGCCAATGCCGAGGTTGTTGTCCTCGATACGCATGCCCTTGACCCGCAGGCCACCCGGGAAGTTGTTCAGCGTGCCAGCGTCGATCAGCTGACGACGGATCGTCGTCGCCGTCTTCGCCGAATTGCCCAGAATATGGGCATACCCGAGGCCATAGAAGCCCAGACCCGGGATGAACTTGTAATGCACGAAGAAGTCGCGCTTCTGGTACGAGGCGTCGCCCTCTTTCCAGTTCCGCCGGATCGACAGAACCTTGCTCGTGCCCTCCTCAACCGACACGATATACGGCAGCGGGATGTTCAGGTCGCTCTCAAAGCCCTTCAGGTCGAGATCCGCATAGATCTCATAGACCTTGTACTCCTCAGTGCCCTCAGCACCCGGCTGGACACCCTCCGTCGAGTTTACCTGCGACCGGATCGGGGACTCATCGTCGTCCGTATCCTGCGGATCACCCAGATCGATGTCCCGATACTGACCCGCAATCTGCGCCATCCGCATCTGCTTCTTGGTCATCGGCACAATCTGCGCAAAACGCGGCGACGTGCTCAGATCGCTCGTGCCATACGACACGATGAAGTTATCCGGCGTGACGAACTTCGCCACCGGACGCGCCAGAATGGGATCCTGATAGACCTTCTTAAACGTAGAGCCCACCAGCGGCAGCCACATCAGCATCTGGTCGAACTCTTCGTAGTACTCCGGCGCCAGTTCCGTCAGGTACAGGTTCATCCATTCCTTGACGCGCGCCGACTGAGCCTCAAGCTCCTCGTTCGGCACACCGACAATCTCGGTCTTCACCGGGCCACCCGCAGGCATCAGTTCGCCACGCGCAACCGCCTGCCAGCGGATAACCGCCTCCGCCATCAGCGGATCATACACGCCACACGCACCATTGAACGGCACCGTGCGGTCCTCGATCTTCAGCCCGAGGAGCTCAATCCCCCGCTGCATCGTGGTTTCCCAGTCCGCGCGGCTTTCCTTGTCCTCAGCAACGCCAGACATCAGCTGAGTAGCCAGACCAGCCAGATCCCGGTCCTCCATGAACTCGGCCAGATTGGCGTCGTGCTCTTCAGCACCCAGCATCGGGTCCATCATCTCCGGCGCGAAGTCGATCTCGACCCCACCATCCGGCGATTCCATTACCAGAGCGCCCTCGATCATCTCGCCCGGGTCCATCGGGATCTCGATCTCGACGCCCTCAGCAGGCATATCGATTTCAACGCCGCCGACACCCTCGAAAGCGGGACGCAGCGTGTCAGCGAGCGAAGTCGGTCGTCGGGCCATGAGATTTCCTACCATTCACTTTAATAAAATGCAATTCGATCGCGCCCATTATCGTATTCCTCTTCCATCGGATCTTCAGTATTCGTCACCCAGCCCGACTGTTTTACCCGGAGGAACGTCATCGTCATCGTATCCACCCAGTCACGCGCGTCCGCAGCCGGAAACTGTACGCACTGCTCCAGAAAATCTTCAGCCCAAGGCCGCAGCCGCTCATACGTCGGCCCCATCGCCGGCAACCACACGCGGCCGTTCTCGATCAGGTCAGTCACCAGCCGCACACGCGCGATCTTGTCGCCGAACTTGTCCGGATTGAACTTCGTCGCCACAATACCCGCCTTCGCAAGGTCGTGGATCAGCATCTGGCCGTTCGCCTTGGCCTCGACCAAGATCGTATCCGGCTTCCGCCCCCTCACCGGCCTGATCGGATCCTTGTAATTGTCGTCCCGATAGTCATTCGCCATGCGCTGGACCATGCGACGCAGCACCGGCCACTCCGCACGGTCGCGCCACGCACTCAGCAGGATCAAATTCGGGATGCCATTGTCGTCGTCAAACACACCCCACGTCGTGCTCGCACTAAACGCCGAGGTCTTATTCGCCGTCAGCGCCGTGTCCCACGACTGGATCACGTACTTAACCTTCGGCGGCTCCTTCTGCTTCCACCAGCGAAACCACGTCTGGTCGATGATGCCACCGCTATCGACCACCGGATTCTGCTGGTACAGAGACGCCCATATCCGCGAAGTCGTACTCGGCTGACGCTTGATTTTCTCGAGTTCCTCTATCGGGAACTGCTCCGGCCACAGCGCCTCACCGGGCTTACGCCCCAGCGGATCATTCTCGCCCGCAATCGCAGGCAATACGACACGGTCCCACTTCTCCCCATCACCGTCCCGCTCAGCCTGATCCAGCCGGCCCATGTGGTCCGACAGGTGCCAGCGCGTCCCGATCAGGATAATCGGCGTGTCCTTGTTCTTCCGGCGCGTGAAAAAGTCGGCGCCGTACCAGTTCCACAGCTTGTTCCGCTCGCGCTCGCTCTCCGCCGCCTCGATGCCCGACAGCAAGTCGTCCCCGATCAGGATATCGCCACGACGACCCGTCACGTTCGCGCCAACCGCCGTCGCGTGATAGCCACCACCCGCCGTCGTCATCCACTCGCCAGCCGCCGTCTTGTCCGTGCTGACCCCCGAATCCGGGAAGATCCGCTGATGCTCGTCAGAACGAATCGTATTGCGCACCTTGAGACCAAAACTGTCCGACAACTCCTGCTTGTGCGACGCAAAAATCAGGTTCTTCTCAGGAAACTTCGACAGGAAATACGCCGGGAAGTAGTGCGATGCGCACCAGCTTTTCCCACCACCCGGCGGCATAGAGATCATCAGCCGCTTAATCTCACCACGCGCCACCGCATCCAGCTTGTCACACACATACTTCAGGTGTCGCGGCGGCTTCAGCCCACTCACGTACTCAATATACGACGCCAGAGACTCCATAGCCTCCTCACGCGCCAGCAACTCACGCAACAGTTCGTCAAAATCCAGATCCGGGCCGGTCGTCATATCGCGCTAGCCTTAGCCTTCGCGTACTCAATCGCACCCATCAGGCGCCAGCGATCCACAAAATCGCCCCACGTCTCATAGCAACTGCTCGTCCTGTCGTTCAAAACGACAATGCATTCCGTTATGTCGCCACGCTCATAGCGATCCGCCAGATCACGCAAATACGCCGCAGCCCTATCCCACTCCTCCTGACGAGGCGGCTTTATCTCCACCAAATTACTCATCCCTCAAACTCCTCCCCGTCGATCCACGCATCCAACAGCCGGTGAATCGCCGCACGGTTCATATCACCCACCGTGCCCTCCGTCGTCACCATCCCGCTGTCACGCCACTCCTCGAAACACTCGCCACGACGCAGCGTAATCGACGCCAGATCGCCATCCACCTTCACGCCCACAGGCACAACCGACTGCTGACCACCCATGAACGGCGCGAAAAACGTCACCGGATACTTCATTCCCCCAACCACTCCCTGATCGCCTGACGCCCAGCCTTCATACGCTCACACCAACCCGGACACGCATCTCTCTGCGACGGGCATATGCACACCATCCGAGCTTCCGGGAACGCTTCACGGAGCCACTGGCTCGTTACGCGCGGGCGCTCCGGCTCATTCCCCGACATCCCGATACTCCCCCTCGATAATCGCAGGACGCCCACCCTCCAGACGACCACTCACCAACGCACGCAATTCACTCAGCGGCAAATCACGCGCACTCACCGTGTGGTTCACGTTAACCGTCTGCTCCAAATATCCCAGCAACTGTGCCTGCAGCTTCTTCGCACTCACCATGCTACTCACCTGCCCAGTCTGCAACGCACGCTCCGACGCAGCCTGCAACTCCTCCACAATCAACTCACGCGTCACCACAGACTTCTCGCGCTTCACACCACTCCCGCGCAAAACCTCCAACGCTGCCCTGATCTCAGGTCGCCGCAGCTGCGCCTCAGCCTGAACACCCAGCGAATACTCACTATCCACCAACCCAGCCCGGACGCACGCAATCTTCGCATCGCCCGTCTTCAAATACTCACGGCAAAACACCGCCTCAGGCGTCATCCCCGTGTCCGCAGCCACGCCAAAGAACTCGTCCGTCTCGTCATACTCTGGAATTACGCCGTCACTCATAGCCCAAGATATATTCCTCCCCTTTCGTCAGGTCAATGATGCCAGACGATTTAAAAATTATATTAAATTCCGCTGATTTTTTCAGGGGGTGGGGGTGTTATAAATTCAGCCGGGTGGGTGGTGGATTATTCAGTTGAAAAATGATGGCGAAAAATTGGCGAATCGTGGGTGAGAGTGGGTATATAT